CTGAATACGCCGGTGGCTGCACGCAACGCGCCGCTGCTGTCATAGGCGACGGCCTTGGACCAGTCCCCCATGATCGGATAGCCGCCAGCACGGCGAGCCCAGGCGCCTTGCGTCCATTTAGCTGGGGAGTCGATCAGGCTGTGGGCAGCAGTGAGGACTTCGTGGATGGTGTTCATAGCAGTTAACCTTTCACGCGAGTATAGGTAATGCAGGTGCTAACAGCCATCGGCACCAGTTGTGTGCTTTTGCCGTCGCCGGAAGGCATAGCCACCAAAGTAGTGTCTGTACGATAGTTAGAGCAAGTCCACTGATCGAGTCGAAGCTCGAAAGTGGTTGCTGTAAAATGGTCATAGATCATGCAGGGAATGCCAACAAAAATAAACAGCAAGACCGCTACACAACTAAGACCGACTCCTATGTACATTGTCTTTTCCAGCAAAAAGTCGAACCAGTTGTCCATGATCAAGCCTCCACATCAAAGCCTAGGTGTTCGGCACAGTTTTCGCAAATTTCCGCAAACGAATCTTGGTACTTCGCTTCGCGGGGCAGGTTTCCGTCCACAGGGCGGATGTGAGGAATCCAGCGATCAATTTGACTCTCGCGGTGTTGCTGGCGCTGGAACCATCCAGCGAATTGCGTGGAGAAGCCTTCGCAAGAGCGGCAGCATTGCCGGGTGAACATGGCGACGGCTGCGCGAGGAATCCATTCCCGACGAGCTTCCCAAGAACGGACGGTGGAAGCGATGGCGTCGCGTTCGGCTGCCGCCAGCCCGCCTTTTGCGAGAACTTGGCGCGCCGCTTTGACTTCATTTGCGGTGGAAGCTTCTTGGAGGGATTCTGCGAGAAGGTTGTCGAGGGAGATAGCAAAGCCGGAGTCGGCTTCAGGCTGTTGATGTGCTGCTGTGTCCATAGGTTGAGCCTCTTGGAGTGTTGTAGGAAACGGCCATTCCGTCATCCATGTAACCATTATACGCCCACATAATGGTTTTGTGTCGCAGTAATGAGGGCAATTCCGCTCAGAGGTGCGCTGTGAGCCTCATTTTGGAGCCACATTACTCGGCGGTAATGTGGCCCTATAACTCTCCGGGCAACAAAAAGCCCCAAGGACTTCTAACCCTTGGGGCTTCCGGTAGCTGCAGAGGCTCAATTCTCAGCTACTGCGCGGTTCCCGCGCCCGGCCGTTAGGCCACTTCGGTGGCTGCGCCATCTTGGTTTTCGACTTCCGCAGGTGCGCCGTCCAGACCTGCCAGCAGCGCGTCGGTATCGACTGCCGGGCCTTTCGCACGGGCGGCTTTTTCGGCTTCCAGACGGTCGATGATCGGTTTCAGCTTGGCGTTGCCACGCAGTGCGGTCTTCTCGGCATGGGACTTGCCGGCCAGGAACGACTTGATTTCGTCTTTCGACTTGCCCGACAGTTCCATCAGCGCCTTCATCAGCACACTGGCGCCGGACAGGCCGCCAGCTTCGCGCTTAATGTTCCACTCGCCTTTTTCCAGGCGGTCCAGCAGTTCATCGATAGCGATGATCGCGTCTTCGACGTCCTTGACGCCGGCGATCTCGTCGCCCAGCTTTTGCTCGGCGCCGTGGGCAGCGAAGCGCAGGATCAGGGCTTGCGGAATGTTCAGGTAGCGGGTTTCACCGTTCACGAAGTCCAGACGGGTAACGACAGTGCCGGCTGCGGCGTCGATGGTCGAGTGCTTCAGCAGTTTGGCTTTGCCGGTGAATTCCACGATGCGGCCGTCGTCCATGGTGACGGTGTTGATTACGGGGCCAGCTTTGGTGGTGGTTGCTTCGGTCATGGGAATAGCTCCATAGGTTAGAGGGGGTTTGGAAATCGGGCATCGGGGACTAGAATAGCCCGCCGATGTGATGAATATAGCGGATTGCAGAGGGCTTGGCAAATGGTTTTTGTGGAACTAGGCGGAAGTCATTTGCGATACAATTCAACTGCTATGGCAAAAGCTGTGATGGGCCATAGCAGGATCATGCCGATGATCAGGGCAAACATCACGGGTTCAGAGAAGTCGTGAGCTTCCGCGAGGTCTTTTATGGAATGGCCACTGCGGAATAGGCCGAAGGTTGTGGCAGCGGCGATAGCGATTCCGCCCCAAAAGTAGAATAGGGAAAAGAGAGACATGGCAAGGCCCCTTGAAGTTAGTAATGCAACGGCAGTTGATGGAATTGCTGATTCCCGATCAGCTCAACGCTCAGCGAGAACTGCCCCTCACTCAGCAACAGTGGGAGCTTCCATTCCGGGAAGCCTTCCGGTACGGTGTATGCCGACAGGGCACGTTCCAGTGCTGGCAGGTCAATGGCGTTTGCTTCGGGCACTGTGCCGAGGTTATAGAGCCAGGACTGGATCGTGTTAGCGATCACGTTGTTGGCAGTAAAGGCGTGGAGGATGACGTGCAGGGGCTGCGGCGAGGGGTCAGCAGCCGAGGCAGCTACGGCTGCAGCAGCGGTTTGAGCGGTGTGGAGGAGCTTTTGCGGGGTGCGGGTCATGGCGTTAGCCCTTTCATTTGAAGTTGTCAATCGTTTTCGTCGTCGGAAGTGTCACCATCACGGGAGCGACGCACCCGCAACAAGCCTTTAGTTACTAGCAGCCGCCGGTGCTTGAGAGTCGCTACGGCTTCTTCCGGGGTTTGCTCCGGGGAGAAGTTTGCGAGCGCGAAAGCTAGCTCGAGGTCCGTGGCTGTGGCGCCGGCCCAAGTGGAAGCGGTGAGGAAGGCTGTGCGCCAAGTGTTAGGAGGGATTAACGTAGCCATGGTTTTGGGCATTCAGCGCGAAGCATATTATGTAGATCAGACTGCAGCCATATCCAGCCGGATTCGAATCCGCTGTGAGGGACTTGAAAATATCTCAGCAAGTTCAAATTTTCTGCTAGAGCGTGTTCTATATCTGCTCCATTACTGTCTTCCCACCCTCGGAGCATCACCACAGCATCCGCATCCGCGATCTGCTTCACACTCAACCGCATATAGTACTGCCACGGGTTCGGATGCCCTTTCGGTGGCGGCGGATTCTCCGCAGGATTCAGCACCGTATGCCCTGCCGCACGGAGAGCAGCTGCAGCTGCGTGGAAGGCGGGATAGTTAGAGTCCGGGAGGCCGGACATTGGACCTGCGATGTAGATGATCATGGCTTGGCCCTCACTGGCGTGGCATCGGCTAATGGCTGCGCCTGTGCTGGCGATGGGGTATTAAGGCTTTCAAGGAAGGCATTGGCTTCATCGAGGGAATGAATGCCCCACTTCTTCGCTTCTTCGCGGGCTTCCTTATGCGCAGCGTCGAAATTGTGGTCATTCCATACAAATGCGAGCCAGAGCAGGCGGTACGCCATTGCCTTGACGCCTTCCGACACCTCCGCATCCTTGCTTGCTTGGGAGGCGAGAGCGGCGCGGAGTTCAGCGATTTCGGCATCCCGCGCTCGAATTTCTGGAACTGCGGTGCTTGCAAAAAGCCTCATGCGTTGACGCCACGTTTTGATGTTGGTCATATCACTCAGCTCCTCTTGCGCATGCTGCTGTGTGGCGGATGCGGGCTCCCCGTAGCTTTCGGCCACGAAAGCCAAAGCCGCCAGCACCGCATCGCGGGCCAAGTCGGCTTCATACGAAGACTGGGCAAAGGTAACAATACGGACATTGCCATCGGTCAGAATAGCTGAACCAAAATCCCTTTCAGGTCCTAGGACAGTCTTCCCGAATGTAGCGGTGGCGGCAAGTGCTTTGGCTTTCGCAAGTGAAAGTTCCCACTCGGAAGGAGTTGGATCGGGGATTGCGGTAGACATTGAGCCTCCAGAAGGTTAATCGTTAATAGTTATAGCGCCATATTACCACGCCGTAATGTGGCCCTCAAACCGGCCACGCTCACCCCCACACTACCCCCTCACCCGCCAGCAGTCACTCTCTCCCACCCACAACTTCGAGGGCGCGGCCACACCTCACCACGCCGCAGCCCTCGCGTGTGCGCGCACAGGCGCTCGGGCGCCCCACCCGCATACGCGCTGTTTTTAAAAACAGCCCCCTCCGGCTAGCGATTTCGGGATTGAACCGCTCTGACTCGCCACTAAGACTAACAGCAATTGAGCGACGGTCTGCGGCGCGTTAGCCCCTCCCCGGGCCGGATTTCCCCTCACGGCGCGGCAAAAGCTATGGCGCGGAGAGCGAACTGCTAACGGGCGCGAGGATGGGCCAGGGGTGCGAATGAAGAGGGTTTCGGCGGCACGAAATAGAGGCCCGTGGCGGCGTTTGGGGCATTGGCTGGTGGGGTAGTAGCCGCCGGGGAGGGATCGCGGCGTGGCGGTGCCATTCCGGCCCGTGGTGGGGCATTACCGATGTGGAGGCACGCCCCCAAACAACGAAACCCCCGGACAGGGGGGTTATCGGGCCACGTTACAGGTCAGCGATGGCGGAGAGACTCCACTAACGCTTGCTCAACCATCGCCATATCGTAGCTGATGGGATCACGCATTGCCCTATCCACGATGTCTAGGGCGAGGAGGCGGACTGGCACACGCGAGAACAACATTACGATGTCTAGTTCCGATACATCCTCGGAGAGTTTGGATTGCCAATCCTTGCGCAGGAACCCCTGCAATTTGGGATCGTGCGCTGCGGATTCTAGAGCGTAGTTGTAAGCGCGCTCCATTGCGCGGGTGATGGTGGTGGTCATAGCAGCTACTCCTTTGCGCGATAGCGCGTTAGGCTTGGCGCGCTATCGCGCCGGGGTTGAGAGGGACGCTGCGCACGATGCGCACCGCGTCTAGCGGTACGTCATGATTGTCAGCGAGGAGGTTGGACACCGCGACATTGATGTCGGGTTCCGTGACCGCGCACAGGACAACAGCGCGCTTGGCGTTGCGATTGCCGGGGGCGATGGTGTCGATGTGGTAGGTCACGGCGAAGGCGTATGAGGGATACATGGCGCTAGACTCCCAAGAGGATGTAACGGGTCGCTTCGAGGGACCACCCGCGATTGCGGAGGTATGCGGCGGCGGGGCGGGTTCCGAGGGTGCGCTGGATGTTGCGGGCACGCTCGATTGGGGTGCGGCCCTGTGTGAGCAGGGCATTGCGATGCGGGGCGGGGGATGAGGTGAGGTGTGACATGATGCAGTGCCTCCAATGAGGGGTTACGAGGCCACATTACCGGCTAGTAATGTGGCGCTATTACTATTGCAATCGCGGCTGCGCGTTAGACGTTGCGACCTGCACCGCGACGGTCTTTGCCGGTGCGAGCTTCACGCTCGGCGTCGGTTTCGTCGGAGTCGCTATCGCTATCGCCGTCCTCGCCCTCTTCCTCGTCCGTGTCACCATTGTGACCTTCCATCAGCCCATCGAGCAACGCATCGGTATCGACCTTCGACGTGTCGGTGTTTTCGGCTTGGATCAACCGGATCATTTCCACCACTCGAGGGTTCTTGCGGAGCGCGGCCACTTCTTCTTTCGACAGCTTGTCGAGGTAGGCCGTGATTTCGTCTTTGCTCTTCGTCGTGATGCGCATCATGGCGCGGACGAGCAGACCACCCTTCGCGTTACCGCTCTCGCCATTGCCCCGGATCTTGTTCCATGCCGGGGTTTCACCGTTCGCCCCGGTGATGCGGTCGAAGATTTCGCGCACGGCGTTGAACTTGTCCACGATGGTGGCGGTGCGGCCGGTTTCTGGATCGCGGGCAATAGCCGCACCATCGACTAGCTTTTGTTTCAGGCCATGCATCGCGGCGGCGTGGTAGATTTCCTGCGAGAGCGTGGCGCTGTCGAGGGTGAGGGATTCGCCGTTGCTGAATGCGAGCGTGAGGCGAGTGCCGTCGATTGCGGCTGCTACGGCGGTCGAGGTTTTCTTTGGGGTTGCGGTTGCCATGGTTGCTGCTCCTATAACTAGTGGTAGGATGCACAGGCCGCGTTGCGGCGAGTGTGCGAGGCCGTATGCGACGGCTGGCGCTTGAGCGGATCGCCCGGTTAGCCTCATCGCAACGATGGCGACTGGCTAACCGTGGGAACCTCTCGTTAGGCTATGGCCTTGCGGAGGCGCTGCAGCTCTATCCATTCATCCGCCGTGATCTGGCAGGTGCGAAAGCGGTATTCCAGTTCTGTAATGCGGGCTGCGATGGTGGCGGTGCGGTTCATATTCGTTGCTCCTCGTCGGTTGCGGCGCTGTGTTGTGAGCCGATGTAGTAACTATACGTTATGGGGCCACGGAATGCAAGCCCTCTTCGCAAATTATTTGTGTGGTATTTTCGCCACTGGATTTAGTAGTCGCAAAAGCTATAAGAGTAACGCGCTCCTCCGATTACCGGGCCACATTACTAGCCCGTAATGTGCCGCCATAACTCCCCGCCGCGCCCCGCCGACCACATGCACCGCGACGAGGGCAGAGGGCGTGAGCGGGTGTGGTGAGAGGGGAGCGGGGCATGGGGGTGCATTGCCGCCCTCTATCAGCAGTAACGCGCACGCCCACACCCGCGCACACGTAGCAATCGCCGTGCCTGCCCGCCCCTCCCAGCACGCTACCCTCCCGCCTCCGAGCCGCTCGCCCGTTACTGTATCGTGTGCGACCCTCTCGCAGCCGTCTCTCTCGCGTGGCATGGTGTCGTGTGCGGGCCTGTCGAGCCCGATGCGGGCGGCTGCGATGTGAGCGGGGGCGATTGCTTCCCGTGCGATGGGAGGGGGTAGCGGGCTGCGAGGGGGGTGGGGGAGGGGGAAACTGGAGTGTGGGATATTTGTGTAATGCACCGTCCAACATTTTTTTTAATTTTTTCCAGACCCTTGCCTCTCGGCAACACACTCACTCGTCCGCTGCGCCCTCGTCCTCCAATTACCGCGCCACATTACAGCGGAGTAATATGGCCCCGAAATTCTGAGCCGCGAATCTCTTATAGCTTTTTCGCTACTGAACTGGCCGCAAGCGACAGGCGACCACGAGCCCGGCTGTCGAGTTGCTGTTATTTGCAGTCACCTCGACTCTCCAGTCATCGCCTAACGCCTCCCCCATCGGAGAAAAGCTATGTCCAGCAAACAGACCATCGATAAAGTCAGCCACATACATGAGTGCATCATCAATGAGATGCTGCTCAACCCGGCTGTGACTCAACAAGACCTCTCCATGATGTTCGGGTACAGTGTGAGCTGGATGTCCCGCCTCATTAATAGCGATTCGTTCCAGGCACGGCTTGCCGAGCGTCGCCGGGAGCTGATCGACCCTGTACTCAAAGTGCGGTTGGAAGATCGGCTGAAAAGCGCGGTGATGCAAAGCACGGAGCAGATCCAGCGCCGACTTGATGCCGGGGATAATGCGGACTTGGCGCTGCAGTCGCTCGGCGTGCTGACGGATGCACTGGGTGCACTGAACCCTCCGAAGAAGTGAGAGCCGGAATGCCAAAAGCTAAAGCCACCCGCGATCCGCTTGCCGAAGCCGCGCAGTCCCTTGTGGATACTGCCATCGGCGCGGAAGCGGATTCCGACCTCACCGCACTGCTTGACGGTAGCAGCAAGGCTGCGGGCAGGGAGTTTGTCCGCAAGCCACAGTACACTGCTGATGCGATGGTGGAGCTGTTTATCGAGCATCCAAACTGGACGCATGCTCAGTTCGCAGATCATTTCGGCTATCGCGCGAGCTGGTTCGCCGGGGTGCTGATCAGCAACAATCTCCAGGCTGCTCTCGACAAGCGACGCGAGGAAGTGCGCGCCGTCGCCCCGCACCTCGCTGGTACGATGACGGAGATGTTCCAAGCCGCAACAGTGCAGGCACTGGCCGCACTGCAAGTCCGCATGGACGACCCGAAGGCGACGAACGAACTGTTCCTGGAAGTGGCGAAGATCAGCACCAAGGCGCTGGGACTTGGTGGGGCGGGGACTCCGCCGCAGCAAAAGGAACCCCCAAAAGGTATCCACGACCTCGCCGCAGGCTTGCTGCAATCTCAGCCGAAGGTTGAGTCGCCAACCCCTGCGGTGGATCACACCATCGATGCTACGCTGCGGGAAGTGCCGGCGGCCTCTGGTGACGAAAGTGAAGTATGAGCCTTACTCCAGAAGCTAAAGTTCAACTCACTCCAGAACTGATTGAGGCCTTCTCACGGAAGTACCTCATGCGTCAGTTCGACGAGGCGAAGCCGATTCCCAATTTCCACCGGGAGTGCTGGGCCCTTTATTGCAGCCCGTCGCTGAACTGCGGTGTTGCGGCTCCTCGCGGCCATGCCAAGAGTACTTCCCTCACGACTGTGTACATGCTGGCGGAAATGCTCTTCCGGGTGGAGGAGTACGCGATCCTCGTAAGTTCAAATGAGGAAATGGCAGTTGAGCTGCTCGGTGACATCAGCCGGGAACTGACCGACAACGAAGACCTGATCAATGACTTCCAGATCGACAAGCTCTTGTCCCAAGCCAAGACCGACATCATCGTGCGCTTTAAAGACGGCCACCAGTTCCGAATCATTGCTCGTGGCAGTGGTCAAAAGATGCGAGGCCGAAAGTGGCGAGGCAAGCGTCCCGGCCTGATCGTGTGCGATGACTTGGAAGATGACGAGCAGGTCGAAAACATCGACCGCCGGAAGAAGTTCCGTCGCTGGTTCAATCGCGCACTGCTGCCGTCGATGCGAGTCAAAGGTCGAGTCCGAATCCACGGCACGATTCTGCATGAGGACGCGCTGCTTGCCCGGATCATGAAGAACAAAGAGTGGGACACTCGGTTTTACAAAGCGCACACGAGCTTCAACGACTTCAGTGACATCCTGTGGCCGGAACAGCACGACGAGAAGTCCCTCCGAGCCAAGCGCGCAAAGTACATCGCTGATGGTGATCCGGGAGGCTACAGTCAAGAGTTCCTGAACGACCCATTCGACAGCGAAGAGACGTACCTCAAGAAGGAGCACTTCCTGGAAATGGAAGATGCCGACCACAAAGCTCAAAAGCGATTCGCTGTGGGGGTGGACTTTGCAGTATCCCGGAAGGACAAAGCGAATCGCACCTCCCTGACTGTCGGCGGCCAAGACTGGAGCAACAAAATCCACGTTGTGGACGAGCGAGTCGGGCGCTGGGACACTCTCGAAATCATCGACGAGATGTTCAGTGTTCAAGCCGCATGGGACCCGGAACTGTTCTTTGTCGAAGACGGCGTGATCTGGAAGTCCATCGAGCCTATGCTCTACAAGGAGATGCAGGAGCGCGGTATCTTGCTGAATGTCTTCCCGATCCTCTCAATCAAGGACAAAAAGGTCAACGGCCGCAGTCTCCAAAAACGGATGAAGGCCCGCATGATGAGGTTCGACAAACAAGCCAGTTGGTACGAAGAGTACGAAGCCGAATTGCTGCGATTCACTGGCGACAGTGATGCGATAGCGGATGACCAGTTCGATTCGACCGGCATCCTCTGCCGAGGGTTCGACGGACTCGCTCTGCTGAGTGAAGAAGACTTCCTGGAAGAGGAAGAGCTTTACGCCAGAGGCCACGGCCCGGCTCGCAACAGCTCCCGCTCTCCCGTAACTGGCTACTGACAACCAAGGAAAAGCTATGCCAACAATCGAAAAAATGGTCGCTGCAACCAACATTGCGCCGATGCTGAAAGAGGAAGACCTCGCCACCATTGGCAAGGCGGTGGTGACTGGTTATGAGGTGGACCGGGCCTCGCGCTCACAGTGGGAGGAGCGCCAAGCAACTGCGGTGAAGCTGGCACTGCAGGTCGTGGAGGTCAAGGACTTTCCGTGGACGAACTGCAGTAACGTGAAGTTCCCGCTGGTGACTGTGGCGGCGCTGCAATTCCTGTCCCGCGTTGCGATTCTGACGAAAGGCCGGCAGCTGGTGAAGTGTGATGTGCTGGGGCCGGATGCCGACGGCAAACTGGCGATGCGAGCCAAGCGCATCAGTGCTCACATGAGCTATCAGCTTGTGGAGGAGGATCGCGCTTGGATCGATGACGACGAGAAAGCGAAACTGGCCGCAAGCATTATCGGCTGTGCTTTCAAGAAATCGTACTTCGATCCGGTGCGCGGGAAGAACATCTCCGAACACGTTCCTGCGATGGACTTCGTTGTGGACTACCGCACGAAGAGCTTGGAAAAAGCTAATCGCATGACGCACCTCCTGACCATGACGGACAACGACATCCAGGAGCGCGTCGCTAGTGACAGGTTCGTGGAACTCAAGAGCGATCGCGGGACTCAAGGTACTGCTACGGGTCCGATGCAAGCCGCTGTTGACGAATCCCAAGGCACGCAAAGCCAAGGCGACAGCGATGTGAAGGTTCACGAGGTGCTGGAACAGCACTGCTGGCTGGACCTCGACGAGGACGGCTATCGTGAGCCTTACATCGTGTGGGTTCACAAAGAAAGCGGACAGGTACTGCGGATTGCAGCGCGCTACTTCGATCAAGGCGATGTGCACCGCAAGAATGACCTGAAGATCCGCACGGAACAATTCCGGGCAGCGACGCTGAGCGACGAAGGCAAAGCTAAGGCTGACGCTCGGATCAAGGAACTGCAAGAAGCCAAGGGCAACGTAATTACGAGGATCGACGCGCAGCAATTCTTCACCAAAATCCCGTTCATCCCGAGCCCAGATGGCGGGTTCTATGATCTGGGCCTGGGAGCGTTGCTCGGTCCGATCAATGCTTCCGTGGACACACTCGTCAACCAGCTCATCGATGCTGGCACGATGTCGAATACTGCGGGCGGGTTCCTCGGCCGCGGCGTGAAGCTCAAGGGAGGCAAAAGCTCATTCGATCCGTTTGAGTGGAAGCCTGTGGACAGCCCCGGCGATGACTTGCGGAAGAACATTGTGCCGCTGCCGGTGCGCGATCCTTCGGCTGTGCTGTTCCAGCTCCTCGGCCTGCTGGTGAGCTACGGGGAAAAGATCAGCGGCGCCACCGACATCATGACCGGTGTGAGCCCTGGCCAGAACACCCCAGCCGAAACCAGCCGCAACACCATCGAGCAGGGCATGAAGATTTTCAGCGGCATCTACGGCCGCATGTACCGGGCGTTCCAGTCGGAACTGAGGTTGCTGTTCGACTTGAACCGGATGTACCTGCCACTGTCGGCGAAGTTCATTCCGCTGACGACTGGCGAGAACGCGATTGTGTCGCAGAAAGATTACATCGCGGATGACGCCCTCATTTTTCCTGCTGCCGATCCTGCGGTGGTCAGCGAAACCCAGCGCCAGCAACGCGCGATGATGCTGAAGCAGAACGCAGCTGCCACTCCAGGTTACGACCGCTACCAAGTGGAACTCGACTTCCTGCAGGCCTTTGACATCCAAGACATCGAACGGATTTACCCGAACCCAAAAGGCCCGCACGCGGTTCCGCCGCCGGTCAACCCTCAACTGGAATTGGAGAAAGCTCAGTTCCAGCTGGAACAGCAGAAGTTCCAAAGCGGGCTGCAGGTGCAAATCGCGGAACTGCAATCGCAAGACGCCGTCAATCAGGCAAAGGTACAGCAACTCGAAGCTCAGGCCGCAAAGCTCTTGGCCGAAGCCAATGGCGTGGACGTGTCGTTGCAGGTGCAAGCCCTCAATGCCCAAACAGGGGCGGCGAAGGCGCACCAAGAAGGCATTCGCATTGCGATGGAAACTTTGCAACGACTCGTTGACCAGCATCACGATAGTCGTAAACTGGATATCGCGGAGGCAGCGGGCAAAGCTAAAGCTGCAGCCGCATCAACCGTCGGAGCGAAGGCTCCGGCATCCGAGTAATAGAGCCCGCAAGGGCAGGAGAAAAAGCTATGGCAGAGGGCATGTTGAAGGAGGAGCTGCGGGAATGGAAGCAACATCCTGTTACGCAGCACTTCTTGTCGCTAATCCAGCAGTCTCGTCAAGAGACGATGGAAGCATGGGCGAACAAGGCATATGTCGGCGAGACGGCGGAAGCTACTCTCGCGGCGAACACGGCAGCACTAGGCGGTATGCAAGTGCTGGATCAAGTTATTGAACTGATTGATTCGATGGGGAGTGAAGAAGCATGAATGCAGATGCTAAAGCAGTAGCAGGATACGATCCACGGCAAGCCGTGAAAGGCGAACGTGGCTGGCGCGCGGCCAAAGGTCCACAAGCCAATAACACTTCCGGCTTCCGGGCCACCGGCCATCGCTTGCTGCTGCTGAGCGATGCTGTTGAGGAAGTCACTTCTGGCGGCATTGTCTTGGCCAAGAAAACCATCGACAAAGAACGCTCCGCGAATGTCTATGCGACTGTGGTTGAAATCGGCCATGACGCCTGGAGCGACAAATCAACAGACTTCTGCGAAGTCGGTGATCGCGTCCTCATTGGCCAGTACACCGGCAAGTTCCAAGTCTCCGAACGTGACGGTAAAGAGTACCGCTTCGTGACGGATCTGGATATTATCAGCACCGTCGAAAAGTAACCATAACGGGGCCACATTACGGCTGAGTAATGTGACTCCATAATCCCCCTAGTTAAAGGAGCTTTACCATGCCCCCAGTAAATCAAGATGACGGTTCGCAATTGTCGGATCAAGAAGAGTATGATCTGGAACAGGCCGAGCTGATCGCAGCCGCAGGCGGCAAGGCTGCTGGCAGTGACGATGGCAGCGGCAAAGGCGCTGGCGCCGGCGCGGAAACCCCAGAGCAAAAAGCACTGGCCGCTGCCGAAGCCGAGGCCGTACGCAAAGGCTGGAAACCGAAAGATGCTTACGAAGGCGACCCCGATAAATGGGTTGACGCTAAGACCTTCCTGGATCGCGGTGACAAGTTCAACAAGAACCTCCAACGAGAAGTCGCGGCCCTGAAAGCGAAACTCGAATCCTTCGAGGGCACCAAGCAAGCCTTCGTGAAGTTCCACGAAGAAACCGTGGCCGCAAAGGACAAGGAACTCGCTGCCGCCCTCAAACAGCTCCGGGTGCAACGCTCCGAGGCTCAAGCTGAAGGTGATCATGAAGCCGCTGTGGAAATCGAAGACCGCATCGAGGTCATCACGAAGGAACGGCAAGGGCTCAAGGACGCCGCTCCAGTTCCTGCTGCCGCACCGCAAGTCGACCCTGTGCTGGAAGCCTGGATCGGTGACGGCAACGACTGGTTTGCGAAAGACGCCAAGCTCCGCAACTACGCCATCACTCTGGCAGACGAACTCCGTGCGGACGGCGAAACCCTGCAAGGTCGCCAGTTCCTGGACAAAGTCGCGGAACTCATGCGCGCCGAATTCCCTTCGAAGTTCGACAATCCGAACCGCCAACGTCCAGGTGCTGTCGAAGGCTCCAGCCGCTCCGCTGTCTCTGCTCCGCAAGGCCGTACCGAACGTGACCTTCCAAAAGTCGACCGCGAGCTGATGAACGAATTCGTCCGCAATGGCTGGACTACGAAGGAAAAGTTCCTCGCGGAATATCGCTGGCCGAAGTAACCCCCAGGCCGCTACGGCGGCCCTTTTAGCAAACCCTTTCGTTACCCTTTGGAGCCTTACCATGACCGACCACAGCAAACCACCTCACCCATCCCTGCCACCAGCAGTCATCGCCGCTCAAGCCCGGCAAGCCGCTGACCGTCCTGAGGCCGAACGCACTCGCCCTGCGCAATTCGGCGGTGTGCGTCTGAAACTCACCGTTCCGACTGACATTCCAGGTTATCACTTGTACTGGGCAAATGATGATGGTGAAGTCGACGCACTCATCGAAGAAGGCTTCGAACTCGTCCGCCCCGAGGAAATGGGCACCGAAGCATCGCGCCGTATTCAGCGCCGCGTCGTGCAGGACGAAGACATTGCCAACAGCTATAGCCGCCACGTCGGCACCAAAGAAGACGGGTCATCCCTGCGGGCGTACCTGTTGAAAATCCCGAACGAACAGTGGGAAGATCGCCAAGCTATGAAACTGGCTCAAGCTGATGCTTGGGACGGCGCGATCCGCAAAGGCGCAATCGAAAATGTCGATGGGCGTTACGTTCCGCGTGGTCATGAAATTAAACTGAACACTCGCAACCGCGAGTCCTGATCGTTAACCTGAAGGAGCATCAACATGCCAAACCTGAACGCACCCAAGGGTTTCGTCCCTGTGCGCTACCTGAACGGCGCTGCGTGGAACGGCGCTGTCAACCTGTACTTCATTCCGCAAGCCGATGGCAGTGTCTACAGCCCCGGCGATGCTGTGAAGTCCGCTGCCGGTGGCGATGCCAACGGTATCCCGGCAATTGCCAAAGCAGCCGGCACCGACACCCTGCGTGGTGTGATCGCCAATATCCTGGTCGCAGCTCCGAACAACCCCTCGCTGGTGGGCACGACCCTGGACCTGACCACGATGCAGGCACCGGCTACGAAAGCCAAGGGCTACTACGCGCTGGTCGTGGACGATCCCGCTGTGCTCTTCGAAATCCAAGACGACGGCCTGGCAGCCCTCACCGCAACGGCCTGCAACAAAAACGCTGCCTTCACCGTGGCCAATCCGACGGCGCCGCAGCAAAACTCGGCGAGCGTGCTGTCGACTGCCAGTGTGGCTGTGACCCAAGCGCTACCGCTGCGCATTGTCGGTCTGGCGCAGCGTGACGACAACGCATTCGGCGTCAACGCGAAGTGGCTGGTGAAAATCAACCAACACGAGCTGGAAGGCAACACCGCGGGCGTCTAAAGCGACGGCGGCTTCAATTTCACAACACATCATCAACTGAAGGAGTATCACCATGACTGGTATTGTCAATACTGGCAGCTTTCCCAAGGCACTTTGGGAAGGCGTAAAGAGCTGGTGGGACAGCGCTGCCAAAGGCACGCCGAACTACTACGAAATGCTGTTCCGCAAGGAAATGTCCACCAAGAACTACGAAGAGTACGTCCAAGCCGTCGGCCTGGGCATCGCTCCGCGTAAGCAGGAAGGTCAGCCAATCAGCTACGACACGATGCAACAAGGCTTTGTGACCCGTGGTACGAACGTCGCGTACGGCCTGGGCATCATCACCACCCATGAAGAGCTGAAAGACAACCTCTACGTCAAGTTGACGAAAGGCCGCACCGAAAAGCTGCGCCGCTCGTTCAACGAAACGAAGAACATCAACGCTTCGAACATCTACAATCGCGCCTTCAACAGCGCGTACCTGGGCGGCGATGGCGTTAGCCTGCTGAACGTGGCTCACCCGAACATGTCGGGCGGCACCTGGCAAAACAAGCTCGTTGTCGATGCAGCCCTGTCCCAAGCAGCGATCGAAGACATGCTGATCCTGATGATGCAAGCCAAGGACGACCGCGGCTTCATCGAACCGCTGATGGGCGACAAGTTGGCTGTTCACCCGAACAACTACTTCAATGCCGAGCGCATCCTGAAGACCTCGAAAGCTGTCGGCAACAACAACAACGACATCAACCCGATCAACACCCAGGGCCTGCTGTCCGGCGGCATCGTCAGCAACCCGTACTTCACCGCTACCGGTCCGTGGTTCATCACCACGAACTGCCAGGATGGCATGATCTGGCAAGAGCGCGAAGCCCTGGAAATCTGGGAAGACAACGACGGCGACACCCGCAACTACAAGATCGGCGCGTATGAACGCTACACCTTCCTGTGGGCAAACCCTCGCGGCCTGTACGGTAGCAACGCTGCTTAAGCGGCGCCCGTTCGGTTGATTATGGCGGCACATTACGGGCTAGTAATGTGCCGCTAAAACCCTTCAATCATTAGGAACTGCAATCATGCCAACCTCTCCAACCCGCATGCCAAATGGCATGAATAACGCAGCCCCCGGCTCGACGATGGTGAATTCTGCCCAGCCGGACCCTTCGGGCAACCATACGTTCTTTGACGAGTTCGACTCGTTTGCCACTGCAAACTGGACCATCACCAACGTCGGCGTCACACCGACGAATGCCCTGACCTCGGAAGACGGCGGCGCCCTGCTGACGACCACCACGACCGGCGCGGCAGATGCTTCCTACCTCCAGCGCACCGTGGCGACGTTCAAGATTCAAGCCGCGCGCCAAGCCATGTTCAAAGCAAGGCTGAAGCCTTCGGACTCACTGAACAGTGACATCTACGCTGGCATGATCGCCTTGTCGGCTACGCCACTGGCCGCCGCCGAAGCTCTGTACTTCTTCAAAGCGGCTGGCCAGCGTAACTGGGTGCTGCGCTCGGTACTCACCGGCTCGGTCACGGACCTGGCACTGCCGGCGGCTTGCGTCGCAGCAGACAACACCTACACGGAAGTCGGTTTCGCCTTTGACGGCCGGGATCTGTACGCTTACTTCAACTCCCAGATCGGTACGCAGACCTTCAACCCTGCCACGATGAACCGGGACTACGTGGCTGTGGCTCGTAACGTCAACCTGAGCACCGCGCTCATGAGCCCAAGCTTCGGCATCCGCAACGGCGCCGCTGCTGCAAAAACCTTGACCACCGACTATCTGCTGGTATCGTACGAACGCTAAGTCGCTGATCGTTATCGTAACTGTAACCTGAAGGAATCACTGCTATGGCAAACTCGTCCTCCGTCCAAGTCCTCATTGACGGCCCTCGCAATGTGAGCATCAAGTACGAAGGGGTACTCGACAGCGGCGATCTGGCCTATGCAGTGATTCTGGACCCAGCAACCCTCGCGGGCCTGGACAATACCGGCACGCTGAAAGCAAAGAACTTCCGCATTGAGCGGGTGCAGTACAGCATCGAAGATAACCTCTCGGTGAATTTGTTCTGGGACGCGGCTACTCCGAAGCGGATCGAGGAACTCGTCGGTCGTGGCTGCCAGAAGTACGAAAGCTTCGGCGGTCTGGTGAATAACGCGACGAGCCCTTCCGGCAAGATCGGCGCCTCGACGGAAGGCGCGGCTGCGGGTTCCATCCTGAGCTTCACCGTGTTGATTTCTTTGATCAAGACGCAGTAACGGAGGGCACGATGAACTCGAAAGCCAAAACCCCCTCTCGTCCGGCCCCGGCCTCGCTGCCGAAGCGCAGCATGGCTGAAATGGCTCGGCTGATGCACCAGCGTAGCGGCGGCATCGCCAAAGGCAAACCTCCAGCAAAAGGGAAATAACATGCCGACCAGTGGCACTACTACTTTTCAGATGACTCGTGATCAGGTGATTGCGGCTGCTCTGCGGGGTCTGGAAGTCTACGGCCCGGCGGATACGCCTACGGCTTCGGACATCACGAATTGCACTGAAGCGCTGAACATCCTACTCAAGTCCTGGGGGGCGAAAGGCTTGAACCTCTGGACGAACGTCGACCGGAGCCTGGCGATGGTCAGTGGCACCGGTGCGTATGATGTCGGGCCGACAGCAGTAGCTCCGGGGCTGACGGCAAACCTGCCACTGCGCATTGTGGATGCCTTCTTCCGTGTGGGGACTACCGATACGAAAGTCCAGATCATCAGCCGCTATGACTATGACGTGATTGCGAACAAGTCTGCGCAAGGAACGCCTTCGCAGCTCTTTTACGATCCGACCATTCCGAATGGGAAGATTTACCTGTCCCCAGTTCCAAACAGTGGCGCCGGTGTGCTGCACTTCGTCTCTCAAGACCCGATCCAGGACGTAGGAGCTTCGACCGACAACCCGGCCATTCCTCAAGAGTGGTATCAGTTGCTGAAGTGGGCGCTGATGGATGAAATCGCTATCGAGTATGGCTGCCCCTCGACCGTGGTCCAGCTTGTTGCGCAAAAAGCGAAAGCTCTGCGTGACGAACTCACTGCCTATGTGGCACAAGTCTTTGGCGGCCCAATCGAACCCGACGCGAAACCTCGCATTGAAAGAGCTTAACAATCATGGCTACCAGCGGAACCTATGCCTTCACCGTTACCCGTGACGACATCATTAACAGTGCATTGCGGCTGATCAAAGCTCAAGGCGAACGTGATATCGCGGTCGGTGCACGGCTGAACAACTGCGTGCAGGCACTGAACGTCATGGTTAAGGCTTGGGTGATGAAGGGACTGCCGCTGTGGTGTGTGCAGGATTTGCCTGTGCCAATGGTTGTCGGGCAGGCTGCTTACAGTATCGGCCCTGTGACCAGTAACCCTCGGCCATGGCGGATTCTCGATGCGTATCTGCGGGACGCGACTGGCAATGACGTATCGCTCAGCATCACTAGCCGTTACGACTGGGATACGCTGGGCGACAAAAGTTCTCCGGGTGTGCCGAATCAGATCTTCTACGACCCCCAGCTCAACAACGGCATTGTGACTGTTTACAATGTCCCTTCGGATGCGAATCACACAATGCATCTGGTGATTCAGCGGCAGTTCCAGGACTTCAACCTCGCCACGGACAACCCGGACTTCCCGCAGGAAGCCTATCAGGCGTTGAAGTGGTGCCTTGCGGCAGAGCTCTACCCGGAACTCGGGGACCTGCAAAACCAGTCCCTGCTTCAGCTCGTCACCATGCAATCGAAAGCGTACCTGGAAGACCTCTTTAACTCCTTCCAAGAGCAAGTCTCTGTAACCTTCACTCCTTCCGAACGGAGCTAACTTTATGCGACTTCCAGTTGCCTGCCGCATCGCTACTCGTGACGGCACCCTGACAAAAGACTCCAAGATGGTGAACTGCTTCTCTGAAGCCGACCCTGACGGCGGCGTGAATGTGGTGAAGCGGCCAGGGACGGCCCTTGTCCAGAGCTTTGGTGCGTCCGTGGCACAAGTCGGATTCGCTACCGGCGGGGCTGCATTTGGCGTCTTTGGCGATACGATCCGTGGCCTCAATGTTGGCTTCACTCTGGCGCTGCCTTCTCCGGTGCTGCCAAATCTTCGAATGAAGGCCTCGGATGCGAACTTCCTACCCAGCAATACCGGGATCAGCTTCATCAAGAGCACCCGCGCGGCATGGGCTTTCGACTTGGCGAGCTTCGGCGTGACCAAAGTCACGGATGCGGATTACCCTTCCCAGACTGTCCCAGGCTTCGCCTACCTCGACGGCACCTATTACGTGATGGATGCGACTGGCATCATCTACGGGTCCGACATCGAGAACTCGCTGTCGTGGAATGCACTGAATTTCATCGCAACTGATCGGGGGCTGGGCATTGCCATCAGCATCACCCGGCACCTCAACTACGTGCTGGCGCTGTGCGACTTCGGATTGCAGTTCTTCTACGACGCGGCAAATGCCACGGGCAGTCCGCTGCTCCCAATGCCGAATAGTACCTGCACTGTGGGCTGCGCCCATGCGGATAGCGTGGCCAGTATCGAAGACATGACCATTTTCATGTCGAAGAATCGCCAACGTGGTCGGAGCATCTCCGCGATCAGCGGGCTGGGAGTTCAGGCAATCTCGACCCCCTTCATCGATAAGATCCTCAACAACGATGACCTGTCTTCGGTGTGGGCTTACGGCATCCGCGTGGCAGGCCATTCGTTTTATGTCTTGACCCTCGGGACCAGCAATGTGACCCTTGTCTGCGACCTCACCTCCCATGAGTGGGTGCAGTGGGCTTCTGGGGCTTCCGGCAACTCCGCCTTCAATGGTGCCTTCTACTGTCACGCCGAGGGCAACGCCCTCCCGGCCACGCAGGACTTGCTGCTCAACCCTACTAACGGCTCGGTTTACAGCTTCCTGCCCTCGACCTACACCGATGTGGAAAGCTCCATTTGGTGCCAAATCGATACCCCGATCTGGGATCAAGGCACCATCGACAGTAAACGTATTGCTCGGGTCAACCTCATTGGGGATACTGTCAACTCCAGTGTTGCAATGTCCTACAGCAAGGACGATTATCAAACCTATTCAACTCCGGTGTCGATTGACATGTCGACTGAGCGCAAGCTCGCAACCCGCCTCGGCAGAAGTCGTCGTCGCAGTTTCCGCCTGACCCACAACGCGAACACTCCGCTGCGGCTGAAGGCGATTGAAATCCACCCGGACCCAACAGTTTAAAGGAACCTCTATCATGAGCCTATTGAGCAGTATTGGCAGCGTTGCTGGTGGCCTGATCGGAGGCCCAGCCGGTTCGGCGATCGGCGGTTTGCTGGGTTCTGCCCTTGGCGGAGATGGCAAAGGCTCGACCGGTAGCGGAGCTTCGCCTGCAGCGGTAGCCGATCCCTTTGCTTCGCAACGCCCGCAGTACCAAACCCAGCTGAACGACTTCATGAAGACGGCTTCGGGGAGCAGTGCGGCGCTGCAACAGCAACAACAAATCGCACAGTACAGCGGCCTTGATCCGAATGCTTCGAACACGATGCGCGGCATCATGAACCTTGGCGGTACGGACGCCGGGAATCAGCTCGCCGCTATGACCGCGCCGGGAGCGAAGTTCGACTCCAGCGACCCGAGCTACCAATTCCGCTTCGACCAGGGCCAGCAAGCCGTGCAACGAAGCGGTGCGGCAAAAGGCCTGCAGGGCAGTGGGAATATCCTGATGGCTCTGCAGGACTACGGGCAAGGCGCGGCTTCACAAGAGTACCAAGCCCAATTCAACCGTCTGTCGTCGCTGGCGCAGTATCAGCAGGGCTACCAAGCCCAGCAATACAACCAAGCTCTGCAGTTCAACAACCAGAACCTCAGCGCTCTGGGACAGCAGTTCAACCAGCAAGGTCAAATCTACGGTCAGCAGGAAAACAGCTACCAGAACGAGTACGCTCGGCTGGCACAGCTCGCTGGTGCGAACATCGGTTCTCCGGGCCAAGCGGGTCAGCTGCAACAGCAACAGCAAGCGGGAGCGGCTGCATTTGCGCAATCCGTCACCCCGGCGATTTCGGATCAGATCAAGAGCTGGTTCGGACCGTCGAGCGGTAGTGGCAGCAGCGGCAGCGGCTCCAACCCGTTCATCCCTTCGTCGATTACTCCGGTTGACAGCAGCTACAACAGCGGCTTCAGCTTCACGCCGGAAGTCTTCACGAGTAGCTGATTTCGGGGCCACATTACGGCTGTGTAATGTGGCTCTAAAACCCTTACCTTTTCGGACTCTTTCATGGACCTGAACGCCGCTTTCCAAACCTTCGCGGCGGCCCAAGTGGCCGGCCAGCAGATTAATGCCGACTTGCAGTCCAAGCGGGAGGAGAGCGACCTCCGGCAGCAACAACTGCAAGCGGCGAAATTCCAACTGTCGTCGCAAATGCAGCAGCAAGAGCAGCAACAGCGCTTCCAGCAAGAATCGCAAAAGCTCATTGCGGAGCATGATTCGGCACTGAAACAGCAACAAGTCAACTCCGGCACGGCGCCGGATGATGCTGCTGAGGCTCAGCTCACTTCCAGTATCGACATGTACCAGAAGCAAGCCTCTGCGGCGATTCGCTCGGGGCTGCCTTCGACTGCTGAGCAGTACCAAAAGCTTGCCGATGCCGCGCAGAGCAAACTCTCGACCATCCGCAAGGACAACTTCGCTATCGCAGAGAAGAAGGTCAAATCCACGGCGGCATTCGCTGGATCGGTGCTGGATGGCAGTGTGGATGCGCAGCAAGCGTTTGCCTGGGTCAAGGATAATGTCGGGCTCAAAGAGGCCTTGGCGATTCCGACAGACCCGGCGAAAGCTAAGCTCTACTGGCAGGCAGCGCAGAAGCAAGGAGTGAGCGCAGAGACTCAAATCCAGAACCAAATCCATGTGGCCGAGGTCGCGGAGCGGGAGAAGCGCCTCGCCCAAGATCACGCTGACACGCAGGAAGACCGTCGGATTCGTCGTGCAGAACTCGCCGCGAGTCGTGAAGCAAACCTGGAGATGCGCAAAGCTAACCTCGAGCTGCGGCAAAAGCAGTACGAAGAGGGCGGCGCGATCCAACGTCGCCAGACAATTGCTGCCACAAACTACGCAAACGAAACCGCTCGAGGCCTGAACCTCGTTTCCAGTCTCGGTGCGAATCAAACTGTCGGTGTGTTCGCCCACATGCAGAATCCTGACACGATCCTCAAGTCCCTCGAGAGCACTGGTACGAACAAGCTCACAGGTGAAATGGAGCAAATTTACCAGACCGCGACGAAGGGCTTAGGGCTGGAACTCGCTCAGCTCGCAACTGCAGGCAGCGGTCGCGCTCCGGTCAAGGATCTGATCAACGAAATGGGCACCATGGTCGAGGCTCGGAAGGGCGATACGGAGCTGGAAATCATGTTCAAACTCGCTAATGCAGCGGACTTTGCAAAGGTCCGGCTCGAAGCCGTTCCTGATAGCCCCGACCCGAAGATCCAGGCTATTCGCAAAAAGGCGGAAGAGGAGCTGTCGAAGTTCCCGCATCCGTCTCAAGTGGTTGCGCTGGCCATGAAAAAGGGCGCGAAGCTCCAAGGCAAAGCCCGGATCGAGTCGCTGCGGGAAAAGCTCGACCGCTCCACGGCCTCGGAAGCCCCAAGCGACATCGCCGACCTTCTCAACAAGTACAAATAAGGAACCTCAGCCATGCCTGATATGACTGCTGCCTACGAGGCATTGCGCAAAGCGGATGCTGCTGGTGATACGACTAGCGCAAAGAAGATTGCGGATTACATCCGCAGCCAACCCGGTGCGGGGGAAAGCCCAAGCGAAGGAGTGCAAAGCGTTGCGGTGCACCCGGCGGAGATGGCTGCCGAGGCCGGGAAGGATGCCGGGAATTGGTTTTCGAGCAATGAGCCAGAAGACATGAGCCTGGGCAAGCTCGGTGGGGAGGTTGCTGGCGGGGCGGCAGGTGGCGCCGTGGCCGGTGCCGTGCTTCCGGGGACGCTGAAAGCAGCTGGCAAAGTCGTGCCGGGGGCTGTTGGGAAGCTCTTCAGCGGCCTCGGCGAGGCTGCGAGTGCTCTGCCGCTGAAGGAACGGGTGACGCGGGGTGCGGGTGGCGGGGCTGCAGCCGGTGCGGTGGATGCTACGGGCCGGGCTTTCGGCGCACCAAAAGCAGCAACCTTCGCCGGGGAAATGCTGGCCGGCGGGCTCGGAGAAACCGCGGCGAGCTTTCTGCAGAAAGAGGCATCGCAACTCGGCCGCTTTGTTGCGAACATCAGCTATGGGAATGTGGCTGGGGCCTCAAGGGCCCTCGGCGGGATGCTCAGTCCGAACCGCCCGCTGAACGAATCGGTGGCGCGAAAGCTCCAGCAGAAGCTTTTCGGAAACCCGACTGATTCGTATGTCGATGGTTTGGTGAGCAGTGATAACCGGATTGCGGTGCAGGAAGCGCTGCGGAAGGCTGATCCGAGCCTCAACAGTGGCGGTCCGAGGGCTGCGGATGCCCCGAGGGCACCTTGGGAGACCTCGACAGGGGAGATGGAGGGGCTCGGCCCGCTCTCACGCGGGACTGATGTTGCGGCCGCAGGCGGCGCGTCGCGCAATCCGCTGACCCCACCGGTTGCGATTGGTGGGCCAAAGGCACTGCCAGGACCGCAAAGCGGTGGCGCGGGCTCCGACAGAGCTTCCGCAAGCGGAAGTGCCGGTGCGGCGGAGCGCTTCGCTGCAGGCAAAGCCGGTGCGAAAGCTAAAGCCGAGGCGACTGCTGAAGCAGCGCGCAAGGCTGAAGCCGATGCCGCGGCCAATGCGATGCGGCCAGCATCAGCCATCTACCGTGAGCGGATGCAAGCCGGGGTGACAGAAGCCGTGAAGCAAGGGAAGACTTTTTCCTCGACGCCGGAGTTTGCGACACTGAGCGAGAAGCTTGGGGCGATGGAGCAGCTGGGGAGTATCACGAAAGCGGACAGGGAGCGGCTGCTCAAGACGCTGAGCGCGGACAGACTGAAGAATCCGCAAGTTCAAGAGGGGTATGCTAAAGCGGTGGACGATCAAATTCGGAACTGGGGCAAGCCAGCTGAAAGCGGCGGGCAGACCGGCGCGGCTGCAGTAAGCGCGAAGACGGCTGAGGAGGTGCGCGGGGCACTGCGTGAAGCATACAATGGCTACACTGCGAGGCTGGGCATGGGGGATATTGAGAAAAAGTACCGCAATGCCTATTCGCAGGAAATGATCGCGCAAGCCAAAGACGAGCTGCCGCACTTCCTTTATGGGTTTGGCTCGACGCAAGAGTTCCAAAAGATGGCTCGGAATCTTGCGCGCGATCCTGAAGGACTGCCGTTCATCCAGAAAGCGATGGCGCAACACCTCGCACAGCAAGAGCCGAAGGCTATCACGAAGGAGTTTGAGCGGTTGCAGAAGGTGCTTGTGGATAGCAAATTGGCGACGCCGACGGAGCTGCGACAGCTACGGGTGAATGCGGAGACGGTGCAGCGAGCGAGCGAGCGCGGCGAGGGCTCGGTGGTGAAGCTGGGGCAGCGGTTCCAGCAGTTGCTGTTGATGGCGATGGCGCGGAATGCGGCTGCAGCGGGCGGGCAGAAGGTGGCGGGGGCACAGGGAGAGGGGCGGGAGTAGTTATGGAGTCACGTTACTAGAAAGTAATGTGGCCCACTAACTCGCCGTCATTACCATGCCACATTACGGCGCGGTAATGTGACTCCATAATGGACCGAGCGGCGGAGCTTTTGCGTAGCGAAAGGCAAGACAGCTCGGCTCCGGGGCGCTCCTCTACCCCGCCGCTACCCTGCCGACGATTCGCGGCGAGCTAGCCGGCGGTCGCCCTAGCGCAAGCGGGGGATTGGGCTGAAGGAAGAAGAAGAGGAGCGCGGCGGGTGGAGGCATGAGCGGGAGCGGGCCTCCGATCTAGCTTTCGCTCCGCAAAAGTTCACGCGCAACTTATAAGAAGAAGCGCGACGCGGCGACAGCTTAAGAAGAGCAGCGACCCCCTTATAAGAGGCCGCCGCCGAGCCCGGAGCTAGCCGCGCCCACCCCCTTAAGAAGGTGTGCAGGAGGGGGGGAGGCAACCACAATCCTATTGTAATGATTTTCGACCTCCGTGTCAAGAGCTAACCTGATGCGCCCCGGTTGACCTCCGCAACAGCCGCCGCGACACTTCTTCTTAAGGGGGTGCGGGCGTGGCTGAGCGGCCCTCGTCCCATTTTCGGGCCACATTACACCGGCGTAATGTGGCCCCATAACTACTACGGAGTACTTCAGTATGCGAATTCTTCTCATCGATGCGACCTCTTCCTTCCTCGATTTCGCCCTTCGCTGCGAAGCAGCAGGCCACGAGGTCCGCGTTTTCATGGGTCCGACGAAGCGCGGCGACCGCTCAACTGTTGGCGATGGCCTCATCACCCGCGTCGCGGACTACAAGCCCTCGATGCAGTGGGCGGACCTCATCCTCACCAGCGACAATGCCAAGTACATTCGAGAATTGGAGGGCTTCCGGGCGCGTGGCTTTCCGATCTGGGGCTCAAATTCCGAGTGCACTGCTTGGGAACTCGATCGGGATTGCGGCCAGCGGGTTCTTGAGACTGCGGGGATAGCCACAATCCCGTCGCACTGCTTCAGCAACTATGACAAGGCCGCGGAGTTTGTGCGCTCGACGCTCAAGCGCTACGTGTCGAAACCTTCGGGGGATGCGGACAAGGCTTTGTCCTACGTGTCGAAAGGGCCGGCTGATTTGATCTTCATGCTCGAGCGTTGGAAGTCCTCGCTCAAGTCCAAAGCCCCCTTCCTGTTGCAGGAATTCATTCCTGGGATCGAAATGGCCGTAGGCGGATGGGTCGGACGCAACGGGTTCAGCCGGCACTTCCTCGAAAATTTCGAGTTCAAGAAACTGATGAACGGTGAAATCGGCGTCAACACCGGGGAAATGGGCACTGCAATGCGCTATGTCAGTGCCGAGGATAGCAAGCTCGTCCGAGAGATGCTGCTCCCACTTGAAGCCGAACTCATTCGCTGCGGCTACACCGGCTTCATCGACGTGTCCGTGATCATCGACAAGAAGGGGCAGCCTTGGCCTCTGGAGTTCACGACTCGCCCCGGCTGGCCATTGTTCCAGATTCAGCAAGCGCTCCATCCTGAGCCTTGCGAGTGGATGCTCGGTGCTCTCAACGGCAAGGACACGTTCGAGCCCCTTCCGGACATCGCAGTTGGGGTTGTGCTTGCCATCCCGGATTTCCCTTACACGACCCTCCTCAACAAGGAAGTCAGTGGCTTCCCGGTGTGGGGGATTACCCCTCGCAATCGCTACTGGCTGCATCCGGCCGAAATGAAGCTCGGCAAGGCTCCGGTGATGGAAGGCGGGAAGCTCATCGAAAAATCGATGATGGTTACTGCAGGGGATTACGTGATGGTTTGCAGTGGGATTGGTGGCACCGTCGAGGAGGCCCGAGGCGAAGCCTATGCTCGGGTCCAGGAAATCGAACTGCCCAACAGCCCGATGTACCGCACGGACATCGGCTGCCGATTGGAAAAGCAACTCCCAGAACTCCAAGCTCTGGGCTACGCAACTGCATGGGAGTACAAGTAAATGGCTACGAAAGTTATCATCTGCCCGCCGCCCCCAGCGGTACAGTCTGGGCTGTCGACTGCAGGTGTTGGGGGTGACGGCGGGTTTTCGAGCGCAGCAGTAACAGCAGCGGCGCAACAACCTCTAACAGGACTGCCGGCGAGTCCCGGCTCCAGCACGAGTGGCTTCAACTCCCCCGCATGGCAGGGCTGGTTCTCGCAGGTCTACAACCAGCTCAAGGGCCAATTCGTTACAACGAATGCGGTTGCTGACAATGCCAATGGCAATGCCAGCACTGCTCTGGCAAATGCCAATGCGGCTCTGGCACAGGCCAATGCGGCAATCGCCGGGCTCGGAGCAAAGCTCAATCGCAGCGCCGCAGACGTGCTGTCGGGGGCGGTGAATGTGCTGAATGGAGGTGGGTTCGTCGCCGGGACTCTGACTTGGGACACCGCCGGCAACAGGACCGGGGGCTACGGTACTGCTATGACCCCGAATGGCATTGCGGCGTATGCCCCTTCCGGCACCCCGACTTTCGCAATTGACAGCAGCGGCAATGCCTACTTCGCCGGCAGCCTCGGAGCCGCAAGCGGAACCTTCAGCGGCACCCTCATCAGTGTGAATGGTACGTTCACCGGAACTTTGACCGGCACGACCATTACTGGCTTGACAGTGAATGGCGGTACGATTCAAGGCGGTACGTTCCAGACGAACTCCACGGGGCAGAGAGCTGTGATGAACTCTCTCGGCCTGTCGTGCTACGATGGCGGGAACAATCTGATCTTCCAGGCGAACCAAACTGGGGTGTACGCTTCGGTGTCGTCGAGTGCCGTGGCTCCGGCGGGGGACTTCCGCACAGCTAGCAATACGTCCGGGGCGGCATTGAGCGCTCAGGCCAGTGGCAGTGCAGCGGCATTGAACGTAACGGCTGGGACGGGGGACGGCATCAAGCTCGATGGCCGCATCACCACTATTGCCAGGGCAGGGGGCGTGAGTAACGCCGTGATGAATTCGGTCATTGCGGTGACGGATAATGCCTACCAGTGCGGGTTTACCGGAGCGCGCTGGGCGAATGTCTATGCCGCCAACGGCACAATTATTACTTCGGACGAGAGGCTGAAGGAGAACTTTGCCGAGTGTGAATTCGGCCTCGACATGGTGCTGGCAGTGACTCCATACCAGTACACGATGAAGATCGGGCAGAATATCGTATCGGAGGATGGGGACGGCAATCCAGTGGTGACGCCTCGCAAGGGAGAGCGCATCAAATACGGCTGGAAGGCTCAAGACGTGAAGGCATTCATCGGGGATCGGAATTTGTCGATGTGGTCGCTGGAAGACAAAGACGATCCAGAGTCGATTCAGTCTCTGACTCCGACGGAACTCATTCCGGTGCTGTGGAAAGCAGTGCGGGAACTGAAAGCCGAGGTGGATCAACTAAAAGCAGCAGCGGCTTCGGCCGTCGCAGGCGGAGGTGTGTGATGGGAGCAGCTGATTTTTGGGCCGACGGCCAGTGGAACTTCTTCTGCGACTTTTGTGGTCGCAAGGAAAAGAGTGGCAACGCCATGAAGACCTGGAACAACTTCCGAGTGTGTCGTCGGCACAAGGAAGTCAGGAATCCGCAGGACTTCGTGCGGGGCGTGAAGGACGATCAGACTGTGCCGTGGAGCCGGCCGGAAGCACCGGATACTTTCGTGCAAAGTAATTTTCAACTGTTGCTGGAAGGGGGCGGGGGCGCATTGATGCAAGAGCCCGATTCCTTCGGCGACCTTTACCCTTTGTTGGTGACCTGATATGGCAAACTCGACGATTAGTAATCTTCCTCCAGCGACGACGCTCAGCGGTACGGAACTGGTGCCGGTGGTACAAGGCGGGGTGACGAAAGCCGCCACTGCAGCTCAATTCGGCGGTGGCGGGGCAGGAAGCCCGAACTTCACCGTCCCAGTGACGATCAAGTCTGGAGACGATACCCTCGCTCCGCTGAAGCTCTACGGAACTCGCACTGATCTGTCCGGGGACTTCACCATCACCTATGGAGGTGGCACTCCATTCGGGACTCTGGACGTTTCCGTAACCGTTCCTAGCGGTAGCGGCGGGAACCTGAGCTTCAGCATCCAGGACGTGAGTGCTGGGAAGCTGCCGGCACTGGTCCTGAACAGCAAGCGCTCCGCAGTGTTTACTGGCGGGGTGTACACGCAGGGGGATGTGTCGGTTCGTTCCGCTGGGAATGGGCTGCAGGTTTCGGAAGTCGGCGGCGGCGCGAAGCAAGGAGTTACGACTCTGGTTGCCGGGGCGAAGGTAGTAGCGAATGCCAATGTCACGGCGTCGAGTCGTATCTTCCTGACGGTGCAGTCTCTCGGGACGGTTACGGCCCCAAAAGCTGTAGCCGTCACGGCCCGCACTGTCGGAACGAGCTTCACGATTACCTCTGCGGATGCAACGGATACCTCGGTGGTAGCCTGGGAAATCTTCGAACCGGCCTCCGCGCCCCCAGCTTAAAGTCCTAGCTATAATTTCTGCGCCACATTACGGCTGAGTAATGTGACCCCAAAACTCTTCTCTTTCAGGAACCTGCCATGGCAAACATGACTCCCAGCATGCGGCACCAGCCGTACAAGACCGGAACGCTGGCCGGTACTCAACTAACGGTGACGATGGAAGACGCGCCACTGCCAGCGAATGTCTGGATCAACAGCACCGCAGGCGGCCGTCAGATCGAAGTCAGCAATGACGGTACGATCTTCCAGGTCGTCTCGCAATACGACACGAATATCACAGGCCAGCTCATGGTGCGGGTGCTTGTCGGCATTGCTGCTGTCCGCTTTACCGGGAATGTCGGCGATGCCTGGGGAGTACAATAATGAGCTACCCACCAGAAAATACGGGAGGCAGCAGCGGCCCGGTGATCGTACCGCCGTACTCGACCTTCCTGCCGGACATGGACCTCGGCAAGAGCGGGATTGAGGGTTGGATGCCTCGCTTGGGGGTTTTCGATTTGACTGCTCCGGGAACTTTCCAAGCCACGATCGCCCTTCCCGCAGGGATCATTGGCTGCAGGCTGCTCTTCGAAAACAACAACACCATTGCATCGCCAGTGGTGAATAGCTGCTCGGTGTCGAACCCGCTGACCGTGGCTGATGTCAACAACAGCGCCGGTACGTGGGTGCAAGGCACCAAGCAGCAGGCTACGGTGTTCCCGTGGCAGTGCCCGAAGCCGAATGGCGGCACTCAGCTCGTTGTGCCGACGTATACGGACTTTATTCCGATTACCACCTTGCCTCCGACGGACGGTTCTCTGTTCCACCTGTTGACGATGCGGGTGACGATGGCGGCGTTTTCCGTTGCGACGTTCGGCGGCTTGCCAGTCGGCGGCGACGCCACCACTACCGGCAGTCCGACTGGCGACAACTACACTAACTGGGCGACGCGACCTGACGGCCGCATTCGTATCTGGCGCTATCAAACCGGTTCTTTCTCGGCGGCAGGCACTCAGTCCGGCTTCACCTCGACAACGAACATCAGCCAGTGCCCGATTCGCGGGGTGATTCTGTACTTCCGTAACCGCGTAGCGCAGCATTGGTCCTTCGGAGACTCCAACGGCATGGCGGCTGGTGCAACCTACCGCGACGACAATGCGGCGATGCGTCTGGCCTTCGAAATGAACGATCCAAACGGCATTGTGCATTGCCACTATCCAAGCTCATGGTCGGGCATGGGTGGCAATCCTTACAACGGCTTCTATCGCCGTACTCGGGACCTGCTGCGACGCAATGACCTCAACGGGAATTTCCTGTGGTTCCCGACGGCTACTCCGAACGATGCTCTGGGGGCCATCACCGCAGCGATTAATCAGAGCTCCGACCAGAACGTGGCGAAGTGCTGTGACATGGCCAACAAGCGAGGGATGCGGAACATCCTGACGAATTTCGCTCCAGTTGGCAAGAACACTCGCAACTGGTCCACGGACATCACCACTCCAGCGAGCGACACGTTGAGAGTGGCGAAGAACCTCGCAGATGCCGCAATGAACTCAGAGGGCACTCTGGTCATCGATGTGGACAGCATGGTGACGAAAGTCGCTCCGTACAATGGGCAGATTCAACCGCTGAGCAATACCGGGGATCAATCGCTGATGGGCTTTGTTTTCGATGAAATCCACTACAGCGATGCGATCTTCAACGCGATGAAAGATGCCGCAAAGCCGTTTGTGAAAAAATCTCTGGGGACCTGAAATGTTTAATAAATTCTGGAATTGGCTGGTGAAGATCGTGTCCGGGAACTCAGTCGGTATGACTGATGCCGGACATTACCTGTATGTGGGGGCGTCGAGTGGCGGCTGGAACATGGCCAATACTTCCGAACTCGGGGAAGACCAAGATGATCAGGTGTTTCGTGTGGATCATGCTGGCGGGGATGCGGCAATTCTGACCTTTACCTGTCAGGGCTCGGACAGGTTCTATGAGCCTTCGATTACCGGGGCTCTGGGACAAGGTTTTGGCACCGGCGGCACTACCGGGCAGACCCGCACCACTTTGCAAATGGTAAAAGGGGACTCAGCCTTCTTCACTCACCACGGTCGGGTGTGGTTCTGGACGATTGTCCGGCCACTGGCGCGAGCCTACACGATGCTGGCCGCGGACACTGCCTACACTGCTAAACCGTACGACAACCTCATCCTGATGAACACGTCGACGAATGCCCAGACTGTGAACCTGCCGCCAGCAACTCAGTTCTGGGTTAACGGGGAAGGTCGTGGGCTGGTGGTGAAATTGCTGGTAGGCGCAAACGCCGGCACCGTTGCTGCCAATGGCAGTGATACTATCGAAGGCGCCGCTAGCGTGGGCATTGCCAGCGCCGGCGGTTTCCGTACACTCCGAGCTACTAGCTCGACAACCTGGGGATTGTTCTAAAATGAAAAAGCTTTTCGCAATGGCGCTGCTGGCTCTGGCAGCTGTAAGTGGGATGGGCGGCACGGCCTCGGCCCAAGGCCTCTACCCTCGTGCGATGTACGAGATAAAGATGGACAGTCTCGGCAATGGCATGATTCCGATTTACATGTACTTTCCGGCAGCGGGCAAAAAATGCTTCCGCATGTTGGATGGGGACTTGACGAATCAGAACTTCCAAGGCCCGATTTGTCCGTTGATGGGGCCGACGCTGAGCTACAACTCCACGACCAATGAACTGAACGTTGCAGTGACTTCACCACAGACAGCTGTGACCGGAGCTACCGCGAAGTTTGGTTCCTATCGGGTGTACCAATCGGCTACAGTGGCCAGTGGTGTAGCGGTGTTTCAGTTGACCGTGGATGGCTTGAGCACCGGTGCCCCGCTGTTCCCGAATGAACTATTCACCGATAGCATTGGCCTGATCGTGAATGATTCCACGGCGAGCTATCAGATGTCCTGGACCCTCACCAACAGCAACAAGACGCTAACCGTGACGGCGAACAAACTAACAACTGCCAATATCCTGACCGGCGTTTTGGGCCAGGGGCAGGCTAATGGCGCAATCGTGCGCTTAACCGTGGAAGGAAGGTAAGATGAAAAAGCTCTTTGCAACTGGCAATGATGTGCCAGACCCAAACAAACCAAAACCTCAGGACAGCGATGATCCAGCGCCAGAAGTAAAAGTGTTTGCCCCGAAAGGGAAACAGTCCCTGCGGTCGGGGGGCTGACCATGACGCTCTTGGATTGGCTCGGAAGAGCCTTGTGCTTGGTCGTGACCTTCGGTGCGGCTTACGCAAAAGGCACTCTCTACCAACCCGAGAGCGCATTACTAAGCGTAGCGATCAGTCAATGTTTATCTGCGTTTTGTAATGCCATTGCAGTCGTTGCGGCTGCCTACCTTGTCCGGGGCCGCGCCTCGTATGAACTACAGCTCCTCGCATACTGCGCTGTGGTCGTAAATTTACTGAGTTTCATTTCCTATGCGGCCAAGATTTCGCCGATGGTACATGCTCTTAACCTGACCATTACGGTGATTTCGTATGCCCAACTTGCCCGACTTCTATGGCCTCGCAATGACAGTTTTGTCGACTATTGTATTAGTAGGCTGTTTCTTTTATCAGCTGCTCCGACAATTAAGAATCTTCATGTTGAAAAGGAAAAAACGTGAACTGGAACACAGACTTGAGAGACGTCGTGATGGCGCTGGTCGAAAATAACCGGACCCTGACGACAGGGGCGGCAGCAAGTGCTTCTGTTGGCGTGGGGGCACTCGGGATACTGGAATGGCTGAACAAAGGCCTGGCCTTTACGGCAATGGCTGCGGGTATCTGGTGCACGATTTCGCTGTCCCGCTATCACAACAAGAACGAAAAGAAACTGGACCTCGAGATTCAGGTGTTGAAACTGAAGCTCGACCAGGAACACGGGAGTGACACGGAAAAAGAGGAAGCTAAATGAAAATCGACGAAATGATTGAAGGGCTGTTGGAGCGCGAAGGCGCTTACAGTGATAACGTCAACGATCCTGGTGGCGTGACGATGTGGGGATGGACGGAGAAGGCCGCCCGCCAAGAAGGCTGGGTCGGCCGGATGCGGGACATGCCTCGGGAATGGGCAGCGGCTGCCTATCGTCGGGTGTATGTGCAGCGGCCGGGGTTTGATAAGGTTATGGCTGTGAATAGTCGAATCGCGGAAGAGCTGGTCGATACCGCGGTGAACTGCGGTGTGGGCTTGCCCGGACCGTGGCTGCAGCGATGCTTGAACCTGCTCAATCGACAAGGCAATGACTATGCTGATGTGGCGGTGGATGGGCTGATCGGTCCAGCGACTTGCGCAGCGCTGTCGGCGTTTCTGAAAAAGCGAGGCGTCGATGGCGAGAAGGTTTTGCTGCGGCTGCTCAACGGCTTGCAGGCCTATCGCTACGTGCAGGTAGCTGAGGCGAATCCTCGGCTGGAAGAGTTTTTCTATGGTTGGATCTTGAATCGAGTGGAGGTGTAAAATGTGGCCAGCATTGATCCCGATGTTGGGGCAGCTGATGGACAAGCTGTTCCCGGACCCGAAGGCAGCGGAAGAAGCGAAGTTGAAAGTGATGGAACTGGCTCAGACTGGCGAGTTGGCGAAGTTGAATGCGGACTTGCAACTGGCTACCGGCCAAATTGACGTGAACAAGGTCGAGGCCGCGAATGGTTCGCTGTTTGTGTCAGGGTGGCGTCCGTTTGTGGGCTGGGTTTGTGGCGCGGCCTTTGCTTTTAAGTTCATCGGCGGCCCGTTGGTGGTGACGGTGATGACAGCTGCGGGGCACCCGATTACGCTTCCGAATTTCGACTTCACCGAAATGAGTACGCTGCTATTTGGGCTCCTGGGGTTGGGGGCGTTGCGGACAGTGGAGAAGGTGAAGGGTGTGCAGTAGGGGAAGCGAAGGGAAGGGAAGTTTCGGGGCCATATTACTAGACGGTAATGTGGCCCCGAATTACTTGGAGGGTGGAAGAGGGTACTGGGACGGATTGGGGGTTATTGGAGCCCGAAATAGAGGCCCGCCACGCGTTCGGAGGGGGTGGCTGGTAGGACAGTCTAGGGAGGGGTGTTTGCGAGGCGTGGCGGGGGCAATCCGTCGAAATTTGCCGCATGGCGGGCGGGGGAAATGGGCCGGATTTTCACCGGCCCGGTGCGGGAGAGTTATCGCGCCACATTACACAGCCGTAATGTGACTCCATAACTTAAATCCATTCACCTGTGAGGTTGTGGTAGGCAACTACGAACTCCCATTCCCATCTGGCCAGCTTAGCTTCCCATTCAGACTTGCCCTGATAAAGACAAGTCTTGACTCCTCGGTAAATCCCCTCGGCACGCCAGCGAACTCCTTTCTCGCAATAGACCCCCTTAGTGCCAGATGTGTTGCTTCTTCTCAGATCTTTTTGATTCATAGATTGTGTAGCTCTATCAGCCCATCGACAATTTTCAGGACTATAGCCTTTATCATTATCGATTCTATCCAGACTAACCTCTAAGGAAGGACGTTCCCCCATATCAGCTAGAAAGTTGTCAAAACTATCCCAGTGAGCCGCATAGCGAATACCTCGTCCGCCGTAATCCTGATATCTATCGTTGTTTGGATTATTGCATCTTTGTCGCATAGCCCACCAGGATCTGTACGTAGGGTTTTTCATATCCTTCACTGGCAATCTCCCCAGCTCTTCGTGGAACTGACCACACCAACAGGGACAATCATCGGCGTAGCATATGGCAGAACAATCTGGCTTTCTTCCACAATCCGACGCAAAGCCCAATCCCCATGGTGGGTTTCGAATTGCCCAGCGAGCGAATCGTGTACCTGCAACAAGACCTCGACCTCTGGAAGATTGTTGTCGATATTCTCGTAGGCACGGTTAATCAGACAGCCTACCGTGGATTGCGGAATCCAAGCAACAGCCTGATTGAACACGTTCCCCTCGATCCGGTCGAAGAAGTGGAACCGATAGCCGAAGACGTTTTGAATCCAGCGGCGACCGGAGACTTGTTTTTTGATTTCGTCCTGCCATGCTTTGATTTCAGGACACAAGCCGAAGTACCACTTCTGAATCCGTTCGACTTCCTTCACGATCAAGCCGATCCTCGGGCTAATCCCTTCCGGGGTGCCGAGGTAATTAGTGCCATGGCACAGTGCTTTAAACATCGCATACTCCCGAGGATGCGAGTTCTTCGTCATCGAAGGATTCCTGTAATACTCCTTCATCACCTCGACGTAAGGCTTCCTTCCGGCAGTGAATTGCTCCAGCATCCATTTGCAGCCACTCTCACCAGTGACAACTCGCAAATCTGCGCTGTCCAGGTCGATATCGAAGAACGTGTGACCTGGATCTGGAATGTACAGTGTACGAATGTTCGGCAGCTCAAGCCCTTCGTCCTCAGTCTCACCGCCTTTCGGAATGTTTTGGAGGTTTGCACCTGTTCCAAAAGCGTTCTTAGCGGAAGCGAATCGGTAGGTATCTGTTCCGCAGACGTTAAAGCTCGTACGCATGCGCCCGTCGGTATCCAATGGGGCTGAAACAAAGGTAGAGTGAAATACCCCAAGAGAACGCAACTCAGCGATTTTGCGGGTAACAGGGGCCAGGATGGGTTCTCTGGAAGCGATACGGTGAAGGGCTTCGTCATCGGTCGTCACTCCTTTCGTCTTGCGGTTGATGATGGGGCGCATCCCCATCTGACGGTAAAAGAAGTCCGCCATTTGCTTTGGGGATTTGATGTTGAGAGAGGAACCGGTTACATCGGCCAGCCACGCCTCGCGGGAGGCCACCTCGGCCATGAGTTCCATGGCGAATTGAGCGCGGCGCTGCATGTCCACTCGGAGGCCGCGATTCATGGTTTTGAGGACGCGGGGGGCGAGGCGTTGCTGGAAGTCATCCACGGCTTGCAGCCCCATGGCAGAGACGACTTTGGAGAGGACTTCCTCGATGGCGAGAGTCCGCACGGCGTCGGTGCAATTGTAAATCCAGTACTTGTCTTCGCCCTCACCTTTCGGGCCTTCAGTCCAATTGGTACGGTCGTCTTTCCAATAGAGGTGGTCGTCCAGGTACATTGAGGAAAGGAACGCAAGGTTCTTTTCCATGTTGGAGAAGCACGAGTGCTGCTGGATCATCGTGTCCTTGACGGAAGGGCAGATGAAGTGCCACCAACGATAGAAGTACTGCGCGTCGTAGTTCCAGTTCTGGCCTACGATAGTCACGAGTAAACAGAGCTGGTAAATCAGGAACACGAGTTCGGCTTCTTCGGCCTCAGACCAATAGCCTTCGGCTTTACCGGATTGCATAAACGGAATGCAGAAGGCTTCAGTCTTGGACTTCGCAAAGGCGATGCAGGAAATGTGGCCGGCACGAGTCTCGATGTCGCCGCCGATCTTACGGCGTTCACCTGTGACTGCGGTGTGGGCTTTGGCGAGGGCGATGTAAGACAGCAGCTCGGCTTTAGCCTGTTCAAAGGTTGGCCGAATGAGGAAGTCATACTTCGGACGATTGATCACGGGGGTTTTGCTCTCGCGCAGTGCTCTCCGCAGATCATGAACAATCAGCGGCCGCAATTTCCACTGCGCCATCACTTGGTTTGGGTTGATCGTCGGGATGACCTTCACGCCAGGGCAGAGCGTGCTTTCCATTACGCTCGATCGCCAGTCCTTCGCGCCCCATTCGCCGGTTAATGCCCACAGCCCGAGGTTCCCGAATGTCAGCACCACGTTAGGCTTGAGGCGTTCGATTTCGGCTTTCAGGACCTGACGCGCGGCGAGGACTTCCGGTGTCGCCCACTTCCCATCAACGAGTTGGTGGTGGCCGAAGATGACTTCCTTTTTCTTCAGTGCGAAGAGGCTTTCGATCTTGCCTTGCTGGACGCGGCCGCGCATGACCATCGTTGCGGAGCAGTCCTCGAAGAAGAATCCGGCTTCTTTGCACATCTTTTTGAGTTCGAAGCCGGCTCCGCCGATGAAGGGCGTAGAGTTGAGCAGGTCTTGTTCGTGGGGCCATTCACCGACGATCAGGATCTTGGCATTGGCGCGTTCGATTGGGTGGATCATGCAGGCACCTTGCACTTCCCCCGGCACACCGGGCATACACGGCTGTTGCCGACTCGCAGTCCACGGCCCACGAACACGGTGCCAGTGCCGTAGCAGTTTTTGCACCGCACCAGAGCAACCGGTGCGGTGCCTTCCGCAAGCGCTTCATCGCGCTTTTCTATAGCTTGTTTGATTGTCATTTCATTACCCCATCAGACCTTTGAGTTCATCCGCCAGAGCTTGGCCACTCGTTACGTCCTGCGGGCGGTTGAGTTCCTGCAGACGCTTGTACCCCATCGCGTAATACTCGGGGTTGAGTTCCAGGCCGATGCCCTTGCACTTTTGCTGATCCGCCGCTGGGAAGATCGTGCCACTACCGCTGAAGCAGTCCAGCACCGTGTCGCCGGGCTTGACGCTGCGCTGCAAGAGTTGCACGAACAGCTCAACAGGCTTCTGAGCCCCGTGCGTGAGGTTGTCGTCGGCGTAGCTGGTCAGAACGTCCGGGTAGATGGCGGTGGTTTTCTTGTGCCCTTTGATTGCGTACAGCAGAGTTTCGTACTGGCGGCGTGGGCCTTCGAATGGCAGAGGCACACGACCGCTTCCAGGTTTTGTGCAAATGAAAGGCGTTCTGAACACATACCAGCCCGCGTCCTGCATCATGCGCTTCAGCTCGTGGAAGTTGTCGATGTCGCAAAAGACATACGCATGAGCTTCGCGCTTCGCCACCCGGAACGACAACGGGCACCACGCTGTCATCAGTTCTTTCCAATGGGCATAGTCGTCTTTGTAATGGTGTTCATTGTTGGCCAGACGACCGCCGCCACCGTCACCGAAGCTATCAGCACCCATACCGTAAGGAGGATCAGTAAGAATAACATCGACGCTCTCTTCAGGCGCCGTTGCCATCCACTGGAGACAGTTGATATGATGCGCTTCGTGGATGCTGCTGGAGTACGTGGCGCCGACGGTGGCAGCGAGGCGAATGTTCTGCTGTTGCGTCTCTTGCTTTTTGAGGATTTTGAATGCTTCGTTGACATCTTTGGCCTTTGCGACTTCAGGGTTGTGGGTGTGCTGCGCGACGATGATCTGGCGGCGGATGATTTCTTGATTGGAGCCCTCGCTCGATCCACGAACCTCCACAGCCGTGTCGGCGACAGCATGGACGCGGCCTTCGGCTTGGGCTTGCTGCGACCGGATGCGGTGGAGTTTGGCGATTGCAGCGGCCTCGTCCTGCCAATTGAGGGCTTTGCGGCGGATGTTTTCTTCGAGCTCCGCTTCTTCCGCTTGCAGCGGGGTGAGGTCGCCGAGGCTGACGAACGGGAGGTAGCCTTCAGGAATGGCTTGGTTGTTATAGCGGAGGGTGCCACCGAGCGCCCACAAGTTTTCGATGGCTTTGATACGGGTTTCCCCCGCGACGAGGATCTTGCGCACAGGCTCACCCGGTGCATCACGCATCACCGGAGCGTGCAGCAAGCCCTTGCTGAGAATGCCTTCGGACATTTCCTGAATGAAGGCCGGATCGAATTCCTTGCGCTGCCTGTCGGATTCGATGATGATGTCAGAACGTTTAATGAGTTGGGGTTGCACAGGAAGCCTTTCGATGGGCTGAATGTTAGGGAGAAGCTAAAACGCCCACGTCGCAATGAAGCGGCGCAGGCGTCGAATTGACGAGGATTCGGCGTCTACGCAGCTGGAGGGGTCGCAGCAGCGGCTGCAGCTTGGATTTGGTACGGCATCCAGAAAGCGTACGTGCCGGATTCTGGAATCGGATCGTCATCTTGCAGCAGTGGGATCATGCAAGCCGACACCGGGGTGCCGTTGGCATCGAAGCCGCCGACGTTGATCTGACGATCGTTGTGGACGAAAGTGATCAGGCCTGGGCAAGGCTGGGTCGAGGTCGGGTAGACGATGGCTGGGTCCAGGTGGAGCAGGACAACGCGGCCGATGGTTGGAGTGATCATGGAAAAGGTTCCTTGATTGGTTGTTGGGTTTGGGAAGAGGGTGCAGCGAAAAGAGCTTAGAACTTCTTGCCGCCGGGCTTCGCACGGTTCGCTGGTTTGTGGTCAGCGCGCTGTGCGTTGTACTGGAGCTTTTCGCTGATGGCTCCACCGAGATCCAGGCCTTTGCGGCCGGCGAGGTTGAATGCGCGGATGATGGCATCGGCGATTTCGACTTCCAGAGCTGAGCGGTGCGGCAGGTGTTGATCCATAGCGCCCTTACGGTCGCCTTCCATTGCTTCGGAGATTTCACTGACGATCAGCATCAGCTGCTCGGCGGTGTTGTATGGCTTGAGGTTGCCGTTTTCGTCCGTCCACCAGCCGGAAGCGAGGGCAGCTTCGTGGCAGGTACGGGTCAGGATGTCAGCGGCGGTTGTGATATGACTGGGGTTGATGATGGAGGTCATGGCTTAGTCCTCGCCTTCTTCATCAGGCATGACGGAATCAGAATCCAGCTCAGGGACTTCATCGGATTTAAAACAGACAAAGCCGACATCAACTGCAGCATCTGCGACTTCCTGCGAATCTGTACCAAACAAGTCACCGTCTTCGTCCACCAGTAAAAACTTGAATTGAGTTGCCATCTTGAATCTCCTATAACTTTTCGAAAGAACCGGAGCCGAAGCCCCGATTACCACAACTATTAACTAGTGCCCCCACTTTGCACTGCGGAATCACTTCCGACTAAGGCAGGCAGGAGGCGTCTCCCCGACTGGGAATCTCCCAGTCCCTACAACACCGGCCATCTGGCCGACGCCGGCTTACAGCTTCGCAGTGCCTTTGACTTCCGCGAACGTGTCTTCGCCGACGATGCGGTGCGCCACGCTGATCTTGGCCGACTGGCCCGGCAGCGAGTGGAACGAGAACGGCTGCGAAGGATCGTTTAGACCAACGGCTTCACGCAGACGGCCCAGGCCGATGTTCTTGCCTTTCGACATGTCCAGGCCGCCCTGCGGGGTGGTGTCCAGCATGATGCCCTGCTTCACGGTCACGGTATCGCGGCCGAGTTCAGCTTTGACGCCGGCGTCTTCCACCAGCCAGAACACGTCCAGCGCGATACCGGTCGAGGTGCCGTCTTTGGATTGCCACTGACGCGGCACGACTTTTTCGATGATGCCTTGGAACTCGCCGACTGGGACTGGAATGACTTTGGTATCGTTGGCGCCGGTGAAGGTGGAATTCAGAAACAGGTCTGGATCGAAGCTCATGATGATTTCCTTTAGAGAAGGGCTTAGCGGTTTGGTATGGGCTAGGCTAGGGTTAAGGTTTATGGTGCCGGGGGGATGATTCCCCGCCCCCGGCTGCGGGAGGTTGTATAGTGGCCGGTTTGCGGCCAGAGGTCAATGCTGAAGTGTGCAGTTTTGAGGCGTCCGGGTTTTGGTGCCACATTACGGCGGAGTAATGTGGCTCCGTTACAGCACCCCACCACGGCTCTGCCACTTTTTCACAATCGGCCCGAAGTCTGCTGGCAGCTTACTGCTGATCGCAAGGTTCCGGGTCTTGACATCCGCCATTGCACTGCCAGTATCCCAGTTCCAGTTCGCACCTTCCCGCACGGTCAGGATCACGTCCGAAAACATCGGAGGGAGCTTTGGCCCGAGCGCCTTGCCCAAGCTCGAAAGCATGATCTTCGTGCCACCGAGAACTGCATCGGTTTCGCGCTCGACATGGCTGATCAGGACGAAGTGACACTTCAGCTGATTCGTCAGCATGAAGAGGAGGGTTTCGACTTGCTTCTGGGCGATGCCCCAATCGCTTTGGTTGGAGACTGGCTTGCCGCCGACAACAAGGCCCATGGCAGCACGACACAGCCCGGCCATGCCGTCCATGACAAGAGCCCGACTCGGCCCCCAGGTGTCGGCGCAACCGAAGGACTGGCCAGTGCGATCGTCTTTGAAGTCGTTGAGGGCTTCGAGGATCTTCTCGAACTGATTGTACTTCGAGCGGTTCGGGTCTTGGAGCTTGGCCAGAGTGTCGAGCGCCATAGTGTTGACCTTTTTGGCGTTGGACAAGAGCTCGCTGAAGCTCGCTTTTTGAGATTCGACTTGGTGCCAGTGGAGGTTCTCCGGGATGGGCTTACCCTTGTCGGTGAAGTAGCCGAGTAGGGATTCGAGACCCGGCTCCAGGCCGAGGTAGAAGACCTCGACGCCGGCTTCGACGAGGGAGCCGATGCTGTGGGTTTTGCCTGTGCCTGCTGGGCCCATGAGCAGGACGTTGACACCATTGAGAGCGGAAACTGCGGGAGTAGTAGTTGCGGTCATTTCTTAGTTCCAATCATTATCGTAAGCCTGCCAATGCAGGTCCAATTCCCGAGCCAGCACTTCCTTCGGAAAGCTCTCCGGGAAGCTCTTGTCAAAGCTCAGCCAGAGGCTCCCCGGAATACGCCATCGGCTCGGGTACTTTTCGGGACATTTCCTGCAATTGGCGGTGAGGTTGTTCCAGCGCATCGGCTCCGCGTCCCCGAGAGTTACTGGGGACTTCGCCCACTGCTCCCCGCAACAGCCACACACGAAGCTGTAGCTCCATGGAGTTTCCTGCTTGCCGTCGGCGGAGCGGTATCCGGCAGGAGCGCTGCCGAGATAGCGACCGTCAACGAGGAAGTGGCGAGTGAAGGGAGTGTGGGACATGGCGCCGTTGCCTTTAGTGTTTCGGTGGCAGGATGATTCCGCTGATCGGGAACTTTGCTTCCAGTGCTTCGTGCCGGTTGACGGCCGAGTAGCCGATTTCGTTGATCGCAGGACTGAGGAACGGGAAGAACTGCCCCAGCACTTGAACGAGTTCGTTCAGGTAGATTTCATCGTTGATCACGCGCTCGACGAGGTACTCGTGGGAGCAGTCTTCGAGCTGGCGCTTGCGCTCATTGGTTTGGATGGTGCTGGTCATGGCTTTGCCCCTTGGAGAAGTTCCCGGAACGATTGCTGCATTGCGGCTTCGTCCTGCGGGTTGGAAAACGGATTGGAGGTTTCGTCTGGCAGAGGGACTGCCCGGACATGGCCCCAGGACTTTTCGTACTCGGCCACCGAAACTTCTTTACGGGCCAGTGGGTCCCAGACGCGCCGCTCGAAGTACACCGGTAGCCACGATTCCGGCTCCGCGCTTTTGCACACGCGAGTAAAGCTGCAGCCGCCGTATTCTGTACAGCCGCCGTCGAGGGCGTAGTCCCAGTACCCTTCTTCCCAGCACCGGATCATGGCTTGAACGTCCCGGACGGTTTGACGATGCCACAGGTCGATTTCGTAGTCCGAGCGGTACGTCGGAACTTCCAGGGTGTCGTACTTGGTCTTGAGGATACTGACGCCCCGGACAATTGCACCTACGGCACGGATGCCCTGCTCACGGGCAGCCCACATGTACCCGGTGAACTGGCCACGCATTTCCCACTGACGCGACCACGAACCGCCGAGCGCGGAAGTAGTCTTCTCGTCGTAGACGTATACGCCGCCAGCGCGTTCGGCGATCATGTCGCTGCGGCCAGTGTACAAAATTGGATCACCAGTGACAGGATGCAATACCGGCAACGGCTCTGCGAAAGAGAACTCAATTCCCCTTCGGCCCGACGCGAGAGTGATAGGCTCAGCTCCATCAGCTCCGAGTGGGTAGGCATCGAGGTAGAATTCCAGTGCCCCGCACATGCGTTCGAGGGACTTTGCGCTGTCGGCCGGGCAGTCAAAATCGCCATAATGCTTGATGAGGGCGGTAAGGCCAGCTGCCTCGGCTTCGGCTGCTGGACGACCTTCGACATAGAATACGTTGCGAGCGGCTTCGATACCGCTGGCGAATGCGCCCCCTGCCACGAGGTGAACAGATTGGGCGAGGGGTTTCCAGTGTTCGACATATTGGAGCATAGCCTTCTGACGACAGGACCGGAAAGTCGACAGGATGGTGCTGTCGACTGTGTGGGGGAACATCGGCCTTTCGAGCCGGGCAGTCATTCGATGGCCTCGATTTTCTGAGCTTCCATCAGGGCGTACTCTGCCACAGCATTGCCCATGGCATTCGTAACCTGTGCCGCATTCGCACTTGCCGTGGACTGGACTTCGTCCGAGATTACCTTGAACACACGGGACAGCGCTGCATTGCTCAGACGGATTTCCTGTTTTCCGCTGCTGCCTTTCAAAGTTACCATGCCGACCAGCATGTTTGGATAGTCGCTGTCATACGACGGGCGACGCTGAACGTCCAGGGATTCTACTTGCATTTTGAGCCTCTTATAGCTAATGGTTATGGGAGGTGCTGCCGTTACATCAGCCCGTCAAGCAGCGCATCGCTGTCAATCGGAGCTGCTTTGGCTTTCGCCGTTGCTGCTTTGGTTTTCGCGGTCGCACTCACAGTCGAAGCGTTCACGCGCTCCTTGCGGATCGCGGCGATGGCCTCTCGCATTTCTTCTTGAGTGATAGTGCCATCGCGCGCTTTCTGGCGCCAGAGTTGCAGGTTGTTGTTGATCACGTCGGACATGGAGGGAACCTCCGAAAGGGTTAAGAGGGATCGACAGAAAAGACGTCGACATTAGTTGCCGCAGTATTGAAGAAGCGCTCCTTCGCGTTGGGAAAGCAAACTTCGTAATCGGCGACTGGTTCTTCAAGCTTGTAGAGAGAACCGGAGTGGGTGCGAACGACTTTTGCAACGGGGTCGACGGCCGTGATTCGACTGGTAGTGACAAAAGTTCCGTCAGCGAACTTGGGATTCCCGTAAACTTCCCCGGAAACGCGGCCTGGAGTGTCTATGCCAAAACTCCAGTTTCTCAATTGCATGATTGTCATGATGGGCTTTCTGCCCCCGGAGGGGCGGTGGAGTAGACGAAGGCTTAATCGCTCACGATCTGGCCGTCAACCAGCTTCGGCGCCGATTTCGGGCCTTTCAGGAATTCCAGCGCTTCTTTACGCGCCGTGTCGCCGCTGCGATCGACAACCTGCATCAGCCATTTGTACTCGAACTTCGCGTGAGGGTCGACGCGCTCAGGACCGTTCACGCTCACAACGCGAACCACGGCCAGGCCTTTCGGGGATTCGACCACGACTTCGTCGAGGGGCTTCAGGTCCATGCCTTCCGGGACTTTGTAGGTGTAGTCCCGGTCAGGCGTGGCGAGGAAGGCGCATTGCGCCGTGCGGGTGAAGGTGAGGACTTCGGCGGCTTGTTGCGCGGAGGTGATGGGCATGGAAAGCTCCTTTGAAGGGTTGAGGTTGGTTGGTTAATGGGCCACATTACCGGCTAGTAATGTGTCCATGTAATGACTATGCCATCTAGCCTAGCAGATGTCACGTACCGTTAGGCCAGTAACAACCGAGCAGTCGGACGGCTCGTCGCCACGTAGAGGCACTGGAAGGCTTCCTTGCGATTGCGATTGAGCAGGATGTCTTGGTAGTCCACGAACACGGTTTCGTAGGTACTGCCCTGCGCACGGTGAGCGGTGATGGCGTACCCGTACTTGATTTCATGGAAGCAGTCTTTCAATTCCCAGAACTTCTTCCACATCTTCCCGTTGCTCTTCGCGGCAAAAGCCAACTGCTGGCAGTCGTCTTCCCACTTCGCCTCGCTCAACGGGTGAGGGACGATCAGGCGGATGGTCTTGCCGAGTTCGGTCCGGCATTTCAGCTCGTACGCGGTGTACTCGGGGTGGAAGGGGTGCGTAGTTGTGATGACATCTTCCACAATGGCTTCATCATCCGTGGCGAGGAGTTGATCCTCGCCACGCTTGCACGGCGCGGTAGCAATCACCCGGTCGCCGACAATGTACCGCTCGACCGCGCTACGCCCCCCAAAGATCGCCCGGCGTATGAGGTCGTTGTATTCGGCCACTCGCACATTGCGCCATGCGATGACCTTGGCCTTGGAGCTGTCGGCAAACTCGCCATTGGCGGCGGCGTTATAGACAGCTTCCTTGAACGCGGCCTTCGTGAGTTTCCACACGCCTTCACCGCCCGCATTGTCAGACTTGATGTTGATGCAGGGAGCGAAGCTCTCGATCTGATCCCGGACGGACGTTACGAGCTTCAGGATCTGATTGTCGTAGCGCATGATCTTGGTCAGAGTGGCTTTGCTCTCGACGGACCACACCGGAGAGACTGCTTCCCCGACAGGCGGCAGCTGGCCGATGTCGCCCATGAAGATGATCTTCAGGCGGTTGAGCTTTGCCTCTTCGAGCAGCAAGGCGAAGAGCTTCTTGTTGACCATCGAGGCTTCGTCCAGGACGATAACATCGATATCGCTGAGATCATCTGGGGCTTCACCGCCGACGAGTTCCTTGAGTTCGCCGTTCTTCTCAATGCGCAGGCCGAGCAGGGAATAGATAGTACAGGCCTTGCCGGTGATGGCTCGCAAGACCTTCGCGGCTTTGTTCGTTGGGGCGGTGAAGGCGAAATTCAGCCGCGACCGAGAGGTACGAGCGACGACTTCCCGCATGAGAAAGGTCTTGCCGGTGCCGGCATAACCGGACAAGACGAAGAAGGGAGAGGAGGGGTCAGGATCAACGATGAACTGCAGCAGAGCATCGAGGGCAACGGCTTGCTCAGGGTTAAGCTGGGGGGCGCTGGCCGAGGAGGCCGCCGACGAAGTGCCAACCGGGGTAATTCTCACTTCGGAAGCGGGAGCGGTCGGAGAAGTGGAGTTCAAGCCACTCTGGAGTGCCGTAGGTCTTGCCGTTGATAACTGTTCCATTGCTAATTTCCTTTTTAGGTTGACTGTCTGTCAGGGCTGCGCCCTGGATCAAGAAAGCTTGCGCTTTCAATTCTTTTTGTTGCGAAGAGCTGATAGCGCTCTCCTTTACTTCAATCCGGCTTTTCAGCCGCTCCACCAGCAAGTCCAAATACCACTTGGCCTTGCCGGCATCCTGCACCGGGTCGTCCTTCTTCCCTAGGAGCCAGTTGTACCTGATCACCTGCCCCCGGAGGAAAGCGATGAAGCCTTCCGGGCCGAGGGCAGATTCGATAGCGTCGATGCATTCGACACTGCCACTGGTGTAGTGGCTGGGGTTGTGCACGGGGTCGTGGTCACGCAGAGATGAGGTCATGCAAGCCTCCGGTCAGAATTGCTGCTTTCTGTGCAGCTGCATCCACCCGCAGATAGTGTTCCGTCAGCAACCTATCCACCAACTCCGCTTGCGCCCCCAGTGGGACCCGGCCTTCCAGTTCACTGTAGAGCTCCAGCTCCATGCGGGCCACATTCTCCACGCTCAGCGAGAAGTGCTTCTTAACCTTTGGGTTGTTGCTTTTTGGCCTTGCCATTTTCGATTTCCTTTCTCAGGTGGTCCATTGCCGAATCGATTTTCAGCAACAATTCATTAGTGTGCCACGTTTCGACGAAGGGTGCAACGTGGTGCGAAACAGTAGTCCGCATCGCAGTGAGCTGCATCAAGGCGAAATTGCGACGCTGGGCGCGCTCACGGGCTTCCGTCTGGGTGTATGTAGCCTTGCCGCTGGGCGGAGCTTTGTCCAGACATTCCCGAAGGGATTTGTCGCTGTGCGCGGTCATGCTTGCACCTCCAGCTCAGGCTTCAGCCGAGCGATGCGCTTCGTCATGGCATCAGCCACGGCGCGCCAGTACTCGGCTTTGTTCTGGGCGTCCAGCAGAAAGAGCTGGGCTTCTTCATAGTCCGCGAGGCGTTGCTCGGCTGCGGTGCGTTTAGCGAAAAGTTGACGGATCATGGCAATGGTTCCTCCAGAGCGGCTTGCGCCTTTGCAGTTTCGATGGCCCGCAGCCACAGGGCGTTGACTTCTCCCCAGCTGTGCGAGTCGTTATAGACGGTCACATATTCCTTGCGACCGAGGAGCTGATGCAGGGTTTGTTCCAGGTGCGTGTAGCTGTCCCGGAACTGTGGAGAGTTGCCATGGCTGAATACGCCGGTGGCTGCACGCAACGCGCCGCTGCTGTCATAGGCGACGGCCTTGGACCAGTCCCCCATGATCGGATAGCCGCCAGCACGGCGAGCCCAGGCGCCTTGCGTCCATTTAGCTGGGG